GCCGTGAGTACCATACTTGAGTGAAGCGTTCTTGTTCATATATGAACCAAGATCAAGCTCAAGGTCAGTCACAATGCGACGCGCCATAGGCTCAAGGATTTGGTCGAGTTGGTCTAGCTCAAGCGCTTCTTCAACATTGCCCCACTCAGTAGCGGCAGTGAAGTAGTCCTGAACTGTACCAGTTGCCTTACCTGCAATGATGTCGCTCTTAGTGCTTGAGCTAATGTCACCGCCAGAAGTACGGATGCTGTTATAGTCGTGTGGACGCTTGAAGTCTACGTTTGAACCCGATGAAGGGTTGAACTTGCCTGACAACAGTTGAGTGTTGACAGTCTTTGTTAGCACTCGTGATGCTTCAAAGGCATCTAGAAAGACACGAGCGACTTTCCGAGTGACGTTACTATTGAGATTGTTAGCCATGCTAAATTTTCCTATTCAAATGTTGCGCCTTGTGGCCCTCTAGGTTTGGGGGCTTTGCCAGCGCCATGTGGCTGCTCCAATGGATCAGGAGCGTTATTTACCTTGGGTTTAAGAGCAGCAGCTTTCTGCTTGACCGTTGTTGCTACATAAACAGCCGCCTTTGTGGGCGACATCTCACGCAGCTTCTCTAACTCCAAAAGGTTCTTAGAGAGGTAAGTAGTAATCAATGGCCCTTGATCCTCTTCCAGAATGTACTGGACTAGATCATCATGAATGCCAAACTGCGCTACCGTGTTACCTGCTACCTGTAAATCTTCTGACTTAATCCCTAAACTTGTGGCTTTCTGGGAGTAAGACTGAACCCTCTCGGTCATTACTTCTTGCTGCTTTTGTTCCTGCTGTTGCTTCATCATCTGTTGTTGATGCTTCAGCATTTGCTGTTGCTGATCGAACGCAATAGCTTGTTTGAGTGCCTCATCCCTTAAATACAATTGCCGTCTGTATTCCTCATCGGATACTGCAAACGGATCAGGTACGTCTGGGACGTTAGGTCGCCTCTGTTCAGGTACTTTAGCCTCTAACTCTTCAAGCCGTTTCTTCAGGGCTTCTGCTTCACGCTCCTTCTCTCGGAGCTTGAAAACCTTCTTCCCTACAGCCTCATCAAGTATTCGCTGCTGGTCTTCGCTGAACGTGATATGTTTCTCTGGGTTCTCACCCGCCTCCGGTGCTGATTCGGTATCCTGTTCCTCAACAGAATCTTCAGTCTCTTCTACCTCCGTCTCTGGGGTTACGTCTTCCTCAGATTCGTACTCGTAGCTATCCTCTGGTTGCAGCTTGCTCATAATATGCCCTTTATAGGTAAATGCCCTGAATAGGTCAGGTGGCCTGTGGCGATTATAGCATAATGTGGTAATAATCAATACTTAGTAGTAAATTAGGCTAACTAATGGCGAGATACGCCACGGAGGATGTATGAGTAACTTGTATGAAGTATTTGAGACAGATGACCCAGAGCAGATGCACGACATACTGTTTGATGTGATAGGTCAGCTAATAGAGGCTGACAGGGCCGGAGATGGCCCTATCATTGAGGAGTTGTGGGATAAGCTAGATGATATGGTTACAGAGCTGATTATGGCTGTTTAAGCTCTTCTTCTGGAGAGTACCGCCTTATGGCGTTCCATAGTTGGTCAGGATTTTCCACTCTTGAAGTGTATAACTGACGTAAAGCAGAAGGAGCAGTCATCTGCATTCTGTCAGTAGCCTCTCTAGCCAAAGTCTCGTCATTGATAGCTTTGTATTGCTCAAACTCAGGTAATTGTCTTAATTGGTAATACTTAGCTTGTATATCCTTAAAGGATTGATTTCCAGCTCGGCTCTTGTCAGCTATGCCCTGAGCATCCTTTAACTCTTGCTCAAATCCCTCTTCAGGAAGGCTGAGTAAATACTGCATACGCCTCTTTTTTTGTGCATTATCCACGGAACTCATTGAGCTATCTAACAAGAATTGAGATGCGTTGCGCGTCCATTCTTTAATATTATCGCTGCTTGGGTCGCCAAATGTATTGTGTACTATCCCTGACATATTGCGATATTGGTAAGTGTTTCTTAAATCCTGAAAATCAGGGTCAGGCGAAGATGCAATATCTTGAAGCTGCCTTAAGTTTCTGGTCTTACCTATTAAATTGATGTCTCCACGAATGTTATTTTGTTCTATCCAATCATCCATATATGGCGCTAAGTCTCTTTGTTCTGATTGCTCCATTAGATTGCTAGCCGACTTCGGGCTTCCTCCTCCGCTTCTCCCTTCTACCCCAGAAACAGTGTGCTGTAATTCATGAATCATACTACCTAAAGGACGATTCCTTTTAGTAGAATCGGGAATACTGACGTTAAGACCTACCTCTCCAGTTCTGGGTAAAACATAACCACCAACAGAGGAAGCAGGGTCTGCATAAACATTAAAAGGTCGGTTTGCTAGTGCTGGATATGCATCAAACAATTCAGGATGAGAGAAATAATCACTTACGATTCCTGTAAGCCCTTGCTCCGCTGTCGCTGGATAAGTCCCTGCTGACCGCAAGTCATTAAGTATTTTACCTCTGTTCAAAACAGCATTAGCATCAGGTATCTCATACATCCAGTTACCATCTAAATTTTGTTCCCACCCTGTTTGCGCTTTGATTTCAACAGGGGAGATTCCACGGTCTGAAAGCTCTTGAGCAGCCTCCATAGCTTTTATGTCAGCAGTCCTAGAGTTAGGGCCAGCAAAGATATCTGAGCGTACAGCGCCTTGCGGCGCTATCATGCTTCCAGCTATAGACCCTACTAGCCCGCCAGTGTCGCCACCGTATTGCTGCCCAATCTGACCGCCTAACTCACCGCCTGTGTAACTAAGAGACTCTCTGCCTATTAAGTTTGGAAGCTGGCGCAATGAGGACGCGACACCAGTCACCACGGCAGGAGCTATAGAGCCAGCAGCATAAGTCAGAGAAGATGGGTCTGACTCAACACCAAGAACATCTTTAGACATCCCCGACATACTATAAGGCCGCATATTGCTACCAGTAGCCTTGTTATATAAGTAGGCCAGACCTTCAGCGCCAAGATCAGCCAGCCCAAGAGTGCTATCAATTACCCCTGCGTTGAACTGACCTAACTGGTTTGCAAACTCTCTTCTGAGACTAGACTCCGCCACGGGCAATATCCATTAACTGTGCTGTTGACATACTTTGGCGCATTGTTTTAATGCGCTGCTCTTCCATCATGTCAGACATCTTCTTCTGGTTGTCCAGCTCATCACCGAAAGACTTGATCTGCGTATGGTCAATGGTAGCGCCAGCTTGCTCGGCTTTGATCTGTGTATCAATGCGCTTAGTCTCTGCCTCAAACGCATTCACTTGACCCTTGGCTTGCTCGTTCATCATTGAGCCTTGTACCTTCTGGGCTTCAATGCTGAGCTTCTGGGCTTCTAGCTGAATCTTCATCTGCTCGTTCTTCAGCTTCTCCATTTCTATCTGCGACCTGAGCATCTCGGCCTCTGCCTTCATCTGTTCTGCTTGTGCTAGAACCATTGCAGGGTCTGGTGCTTGCTGACCCATCTGCGCCTGCTGCTGCGCCGCCATGAGTTCTTCTTCACTCATCTGAGACTGAGGGATTAAACCAGCTTGTAGCATCTGCGCCCGCTTTCTTTCAGCAATTTGATTAGCCGCAGGAGTGTTTACATTTTGCAGGAGTAGGTCGCCAGCTATCTGCATCAGCGATGGGTCTACTTGAGCCAGTGAAGTGATAGCCTCTAACGTCTCTTCTTGACGGTTCTTAAAACTTGGGCCTGCCTTACAGATAACATCATACGAACCAACAGACAGATCATTAACCGTGACAATCTCGCCAGTGGCGTTGTCTACTACTTGTTGGTTAAGGTCAGCCATGTCATAGGTGTCATCTTCACGCAGAACCCTGATAGTCCTTGTAGTATCGTAGACCTTGGGGATAGCGTCCTTGATCAATCGGCCTGTAGCAGCGATGGCTATCTCCATTGCTCGGCTGTATTTAAACGTACCGTTGTCGCCTTTGTTCTGGAGCTGACGTATAGCCACGCCTGATTGAGCGTTAGGGTTGTCGCCCATGTTAGCTGCAAACATTCCCGCAGTAGCGTTAATCATTCCCTGCATAGACTGAGCGATTAGGTTCAGCCCTTGATTAACTACCGCACCGCCCTGTTGTTGTGGGATAGACGGAAACTCAGGATCAGGGTTGAAGAACTGCACCGGATCAGAGTTAGTGTTTAACGTGGCTATCTGGTCTTCATGTCCCGCAGCCTGCGTAGGAGTCATCCAGTACTTAGCCCTTGGAGCTAATGCGCCTTCCTCAATAGACCTAGACATTGCGTAGTTCAATACACGCTGCGGGTCTAGTAGCTTCTCAACCACGCCCCAGTACAGAGTCTTGCCTTCAAATATCTTGAAGTTGCCGTACACAGGAATGACAGGGATTCTATTGAACACAGTCTCACGGTCATCTTCTAGCCAGTCCTTATTATCAAAGAACCTTGAGCAGACCTTGTGTACCTTGCGAGTTCTTCTGCGTACTTCAGTAACCCCAATCATGGCTAGGTCATCTACGACCTTCTCAAAGTCATCATTGACCTCATGAGTCTGACCGTTGGACATCATGACCAATTCGCGTTCTTCTGACTCCATGTATAGGAACTCACCAACAACAATAGCTTCAGCCTTGTCGTAGTAAGCATCGCCTTCACGGTCATCAGGGACTGATTCACCTGAGCCTTCAGGCCATCTGTTTTCGTACTCATCAATCGCCATAGGATGCAGGACAAACGCATACCTTGAGTCCGACTTATCCTGTAGCTCAGCAGCAGGGTCGAACCATACTCTGTCTACTGGGTTGCCAACCTTCTCAATCACTATATCCTGATCAAATGAGTTGTCATCAGCAAACTTCTGGCTGACGCGCCACGCATCAAAGCCACCAGTCACCATGCCTCTGGCTGCTTGTGAGTAGATTTGCTTGGCGTTGGAGATGTTTTCAATGTTGCGGATCAAGCCATCGTAGGTAGAGGCTATATCTTTAGTCGCGTTGCCACCAGCGGGACTGACACGGATATCAAAGTCAGCCTGTTCTATCTCTGAGGCCACTTGATCCACAATAGGATTCACGTTATCAAAGGTGTAGCGTGGCTTGTTCTGGTTGGCTTCCCACCAGTACGGTTCCCACT